CAATATAGAAACCACTTTGTTTAAATAGTAGTAATTTACCTTGGCGCCAAACTCGGTTACCGAAACATAATTTAACATTACATTGTAATAACTGTTTTAAGCTCTTCTCGATTAAAGTATCTTCTATCAATATCATACAGTTATTTATACCTTCATTAAATTTGTCAACACAATTATGAATTCATAATCGCAATCTTATCTTGACCAGACATATTTTCGAGGAATACATTGAAATATGCCCACCATTTTAATTTATCTTCCTCTGTTTGAGTAGGAAATACTGTTATAATATCAACTGATTCGCACGGAATCATTCTCCAATCTTGTTGAAATATATCCCATGCACATACTAAATTTTTTTGTATCCATGGATACGGTGGTGGGCCATGTGGAGGTTTGAAGTGAAGTGCTATTTGACCTGGAGCGCTTTGTAAAAGTGACATATCGTTTGAGCATAACATACGACGATAGGGACTCCAGCCCATCTTTGTTCTACGACGAGCTGATCTCAATTCTACTACACCTTGTGCAAGCGTAGTTAATAAACTTCCCTGAGAAAGTCTCATTTAAAAATATTCCATTCCGTGTGTTACAGCATCTCGTTTATCATCTCGAGATAACTCTTCACCTGCCTGCGCTCTGTCATATGCTCGCTTACGTTTGATTTTTCTTATTATACCGTCATCAGCAAGGACTTTATCTTGCTTGTCGTATTCATTTAGATCTTCAAGATCACCGTTATATCTACAATCAATAGTATTACCTATATATTTAGGACCACCTTCTAAACTAATTAATTCGTTTTGTCTAACACTTAATACACCATCAACAGATTCAGGACCACCTTTAAGTGTTGTTAGTCCATTATAATCCGCTAGATAATCTCCATGAACTGTTTTAGGTCCACCTTCTAAAGTTACTAAATCACAACCTGTACAATTAAATTCCCCGTACACTTCTCGAGGCGATCCTTCGAGATTTATAAAACTATTATATGAACAATTAAAACTTCCGCGAACTATGTTGAAATTATAAGGTATTTTAGATAATCGAAGATTCTTCATAACTACATCACCTTGTACGTCAATAGATTTATCAGGATTTATAGTATACTTACCGTTAACAATATTAACAAGTTTTCTATTTTCTTGTAAACGTAATTCATCAAGAATATCTGTAGCTCTTATTTTTGGTCGATGTTCCCTGAATATATAAGTTTGACCAGCGGCACTACTTTCGGTTTCAACTCGACCATAAACTATCTTATTACCATCTCCATCTTCACCTGGTATATAAATACTCTCTGCATTTCGAATTTGAACCGGAGAGATGATCATAATGCTATCGAACTTATAATTGAGTTTATCTATAAGCAGTTGTATATTTTTTCGAGTAACTCTATGTAAAAGTGATAGATCTACTGGTATTATATAGCCTATCCGATCAGGTCTAATTAATTCATATTTACCGAATGTATATGACTTTATCTTTTTCGCTTTAGATTTATCGAATTGTGTTGCTTCAAACAGTATATCTGAATGAAGCTCTATATATTGACTGAAAGATGTCTGCTGTTTCATAGAAGTATTTATGCAGATTTAACTACTTTAGCAAATACTCTTGGCTCATTTATAAAGATTAATTTATCTCCACCCTTACTTACTCCAGGAATACCACGGCTACTTGGAATCATTAAGAAATCACCTTCATTCATATTCTCAGAAGCTTGCGGACCAACTTTCATAACCTCTACTACACGCCAGAGATGTTGAACCATATTCAATGGAACCCATACACCATCACGCATAACTTCACCAGATTCGTTTTCATCCACATACCGACACATTAAAATATCACCCATTACAGAATCAATTTCCCAATCTTTAGGAATAGCATCTCTGCTGCATGATTCTAGATCTAATGGTGCTATACCGTTGACTTCTTTTGCTAATCCTTTTGCTTTCGCGTCCATAGCTTTTAAACTGTTTTTATCACTCATTTTATACCTTTCAAGATAAATTTAACTCTTTTTTAATTTGTTTTAGATCTAGAATATTTTGATCTAGATACATCTTAACCTCTCTGTGAGAGATTTCATATAAGTTAGCTATATACGTTATGATTTCTGTATTAACTACCTTCTTATTTTTCTTCGTCTTTTTAAAATATCTAATTCGTTTATTTGGTGATTTTGGTAATATAGATGTAAATAGTTTATACCACATCTGCTTATCATCCATTACACGCCACAATCTATTCGATGTCATATTCAACACTTCAGCAAAAGCTGCAGAATACATAGAGAGCCAACGTTGAGTTAGAAACGGAACAAACTCCGTCTCATCCTCAAGATTCGTTGCTAACTTATTTTTCTTTAAACAAACTATATCGTTTAATTGTTCGAAGATGTTCATAATATAATTTTGGTAGTTGCTTGAAATATATCTTGCGAAGTCATATAGAAAGCTTGTATTACTGTTTTCATAAACAGTTCAGCTTCATCGTCTGTCATATTTGTTGAATATGCAAATGCAGGAGCTTTCTTACCTGCTGTTATATTTATACCAGTATGTCCTAATATTGCACCGTTCTTCTCACCTACAATACTAACACTCGCTTTACCAGATGGTTGAATTATTCCACCTTGTTTGTGCTCTTTATGAACAAATATATCATCACCCTCTAATACAACTTCAGCATCAATAGTCTGTCCTAATATATCACCAATTAAAGTGCAGAATAAGCGTTGAAAGCATACTCCACCATATAAATTAGTCATCGGTAATTCATAACAAATATTAATCATATCATCAGAGTAGATGTAGTCTCCTGATATGACATCTTCTAGGTCGATCATGAATTCTTTTTCTACAATAGTTGGTGATCTAAATACCATTATATTACCAATCGGAATTACTTTATCACGGAATACTTTATATGCAAACCGATTGTGTATCATTGAACCATCATAATAATCTACACCAAATATTTCTTTTAATTTTTCTCTACTTAATATCATATCTTCCTTTACTTTAGTGACCACTCTGCTCCGAATTCGTATCCTGAGGCTCGAAACTCTCTATCTGTCTTTATTTCTGTTTTTAACTTATTCGGGATGATTGTAGTACATCCTGTAAACATACACATAAAACATATTATAATAATTTTCTTCATTTTTACTAAATCTTACTAACGAATGATGGACTAGGATTCGAACCTAGAAACTCTCTTTCCTACAACAGAAAGATTTACTTTGCCAATTAAGAGTATCCATCACTCTTGTAACATCTTGGATCTAGAATTCGGATGTTACTTTGCTGCTTTTAGTTCTTTTATTTCTTCTACAACGTCTGAAATTTCAGCTTCTATTTCTTTAATTTGATCTCTATAATCATTATTCATGGATTTCTTTTGTTTTTTTACAGCCTTAAGATTATCATGTAATTGTATTAACTTATCGTATCTTGCTTCTTCCATTTCTATTTTTCCTTTATTTGTTATTACCATTCTACTGCGATTTTAAAAGGTAGAGGATCTACTACGTTGTTTACTTTAAAAGCTTGAATACGCTCTCTACATGCCGGACATTCACCACATTGAACATCTCCTCCATTATAGCATGTATATGAATCTTTGTACACATCTACATTATATTTTGAAAGAATACGTTTTAATGTATCTTCTTTCTTTTCGTTGATTAATGGAGTTTCGATAGTTAGATCTAGTTTATCAGCTGGTCGCAAACCATGATCAGTTTTTTTAATATCTAAATAAATATCTTCATCACCTTTGATTGGGTTAGTTCTTCCCGCTTGAATAGCTTGTTCTAACAGTTGAAAGAAGATTGGTCGGCAATCACGATATGCTTCATAATCTTCTGCGCATGCACCATGCACTATTGCATCACAATCATTTTCTTGTGCAAATGCTGCTGCAAATATACAAAAAATTGCATTTCGTTGCGGAACTACTGTGCTTCTTTGGTCCGACATATCAGTTGTAACATCAATGCTATGATCAACTAACGAACATCCACCGATCTGACCAATTGGTACATCTAACACTACTCTTGGAATATATCCATGCTTTCTACAGAATCTCCATGCGGCATCATTTTCTTTAACGAAATGACGTTGTCCGTAGTCAAATCCGAGACTTATGATATTTTCCGATCCGTATTTATCTATGTAATCTAGCATTATCGCTGTAGAATCTTGCCCACCGCTATGCATTATCAATTTCTTCA